CCGTCCATCGATGCAGAAACTATTGACCACGACGGGCTCAGTAGCCAAGTCCACAGAGTTACTGACTCAAGCCTTAGATATAAGCGCCGGTAGCGGTGTCGCTTATGAAACCGTTGTAAACGATTTATCACTAGCCTACGTGGGACAGACTCGAGGCTTGCGTAAATACTCGCTAGGCTTGACTAACGCCGAGCTTAAGACGATGAAATTTGCCGACGTACAGGATAAACTTAACAACCAATTTTCCGGAGCTAATGCAGCTTACCTAGATACTTACGCTGGCAAAATGGGTATTTTATCTAACGCTGCAGGTGAGGCTACCGAAACGATCGGTAAAAGTTTAATGGAAAGTTTGTCATTATTAGCCGGAGACGGTAATACGATCCAACCCTTAGCCGATGGGATGCAGGATCTAGCTACGTATACGGCTGAAGTAATTACAGGTATATCTACCTTGATCGCAAAATTTAAGAGCTTGCCGGGAGTAGATAAATATATAACCGAGATATGGCCCGAGATTCTTAAGCGCAGTATGTTCGGTCAGCTAGGCGAGTTCTTTCGCAGATTTGGAAAAGAGGCCGTCCCAGCCGGTATGGGCGGCTATCCGAGTTCAGCTCTAGGCGGTACTTTTGTAGATCCTAATGATGCAGCTCGTAAAAAAGCTGAGGCGGCTGCCGCTAAACGAGCTAAAGATTTAGCAGCGGCTAACGCTAAGTCAGCCAAGGCAGAAAAAGCAAAACTAGCTTTAACTAAGGCTGCCGCCGTTTTCGATAGCACCCGGGTCTCCCTCGCTGCAGCTCTTAGAGCTACTTATGACAAAGAGACTAAACTCCGCCTTGAGGCGCTTATGCTCATCGAGGAGGATAAAGGCGAGGCAGCTCTCAAGAAAATTGACGAGCTCGCTAAATTCCAGAAAAATGCCGATATGCAACGCTTAGCCGGTGTCGAGGAGATCAGTAACGCTACGTTACAGTCCCTAAATACTCAGCTACTTACAGAGCTTAAAGTCATTAACGATAGCAAGATGGCCGAGGGTAATAAAGAGCTGGCACGTGAGGAGGCGTTTAAGAAATATAACGCTGCGATAACGGCCGCTGGTACCCTCGCCGCTAAAGAATCATATAACGAGCGCGTACAGATCCAGCTTACAGAGATCGCTCGCCTAGCCTCTATCAGTAAGACCTCAAGCGCAGCTAATACCGCCAATCTATTACTAGAGTCTAGCGAGCTTAAAATGATCGATCGAGTGGCTAAGGCGCAAGCCGAGGCAGATAGAGCTCGACTCGACTCACTTAACGCTTACCTTGCAGCTTTAACTGGCGTAAAAGCCCCGGCGGCAACTCCTCCACAATTTAATAACCCAGGCGATTATCTCAAGCTAGGGCCACTAGGCGGCTTAGGGGCTGGAGTCGTAGCCGGGGTAAATCCTGCAACTTTTGCACCTGCGCCTACGCTAAGCCCGGCTTACAGCGGTTACGGCTTTAACCCTACTATGACCGCGCCAGCTCAAAGCGTAGAGATTACGGTAAATACAGGGGTAGGAGATCCGGAGGCTATCGCTAGAGCAGTCGAGGATATATTTAATCAATCGAGCTATAGAGGTACCTCAGTAGCCCGTAACACGGGTGTTTACGCGGTATGAGTACGTGGCTTCCCGAGTGGAGGATCATCGTAGGTACGACCGTCTACGATAACGTCCTATCGGTCAATATGGCTACGGGCCGAGATGACATCGATTTACAGTGCAACGCCGGCTACGCTCGTATGGACATCGTAAATGTAAATAATACAGCTTTCGATATAGACGTAACCGACTCGCTTACCCTTGAGCTTAAAAACAGCGCCGGAGTATATGTGCCTGTTTTTGGCGGTGAGGTATCAGATTTTGGTATATCGGTACGCTCACCGGAGGAAATAGGCTTTGTAACGATTGGTAATATATTGGCCGTAGGATCTCTTGCCAAGCTCACTAAAGCCCTATTTCCGGATGCCTTAAGTAAAGATTTTGACGGCGATCAAATTTACGACATACTTAACGAGCTACTTATTAACTCGTGGTTTGAGGTAGCTCCGGCTTTACAGTGGAATACCTACGATCCTACGACTACGTGGGCTAATGCAGAAAATGTAGGGCTAGGCGAGATCGATCAGCCGGGCCTCTACGAGATGATCCCTCGTACAGCTGAGCCGGCGAGCAGTTATAACTTATGCGCTCAAATTGCACAAAGCGCACTAGGGCAGTTATACGAGGATAAGGCCGGACGAGTGTGCTACGCCGATGCAGACCACAGGACTACCTATCTTTCGACTAACGGTTATACAAACATATCGGCCAATTACGCTACGCCATCAAGCGTTAAATCTATCCTACAGATAGGCAAGATCCGTAACTCTCTAGTATTTAATTATGGTAATAATTACTCAAGCCAAGCTACGGCTCTCGATGCTAACTCGATCGCTACTTACGGCCGGTATCAGCGTAGCGTTACCTCTAACCTCGACAAGATAGCCGATGTAAACGATGTAATGGATCGAGAGTTAGGGCTCCGGGCCATCCCTAGAGAGCAGCTACAGAGCATTACCTTTAGACTTGATAACTCAGAGCTACCCGATGTCGAGCGAGATAAGCTCATAGATGCTTTTTTTGGTCAGCCTATGGTAGTTAATGATCTACCGATTAATATGTTTAATGGCTCGTTTAATGGCTTTGTCGAGGGGTTTTCTATTAAAGCTACCCCGTCATACGTAGACTTTACGCTTACCCTAAGCCCTACAGACTTCTCACTTGTCGCGCCACAATGGGCTACAGTGAGTCCACCCTCCCTAATTTGGACGGGTGTTAATGCTACGCTTATATGGGAAAACGCTTTTGGAGGTTTAACGTAATGGCAACAGTAACACCTAACTTTAACTGGCCCGTACCTACATCGACCGACCTTGTAAAGGATGGCGCTACAGCTATCGAGGCTCTAGGCGATTCTATCGACGCATCGCTTGTCGATCTTAAAGGCGGCACTACAGGCCAAGTCCTAGCAAAAGCCTCAGGTACAGATATGGACTTTAGCTGGGTCGCGCAGGATGACTCTAACGCTATCCAAAATTCTATAGTAGATGCTAAAGGCGATCTAATTGCGGCTACGGCTAATGATACGCCGGCACGCCTTGCAGTCGGTACAAATGGTCACGTATTGACCGCAGACTCAACCGCCGCTACTGGTATTAAATGGGCAGCGCCCGCAGGTGGAGGAAAAGTATTACAGGTAGTGCAAGGAACTACTAGCACTGCTACAGCTACTACCTCTGCAAGCTTTGTAGCCTCAAATTTAGCTGTGACAATAACCCCTACATCGGCAACTAGTAAAATTTTGGTTTTCTATGCAATGTGTAACGCAACGCAAGGAAGTGGAACTTATGGCGATTATCAACTTGCGTTATATCGTGGAGGATCAGCCGTTTGGAATATGGGAAATACAAATTTTGGAGATGTAGCATCATTTGTAAATTCAACAAATTATGATTCAGGTCAATATTTGGATTCACCTGCAACCACATCGGCGACAACATATACAATTTATGGAAAAAGAACAGTCAGAACCTTGTATATGAACGAACAAGGGGTATCTAATTTAGGTGTAATGATAGCAATGGAAATAGGAGCTTAACTATGGCTAAAGCATCAGAAGTATTAAATTACCTTTTGCCTAACGGAGGTTGGACAATTCAAGGTGAAGACTTTTCTACTATTGTTTACGATGACGGAGTAACTGCAGTATCAAAATTTGCTTTTGACGCGGCTTTTTCTGTAGTCGATGAACTTAATGCTGAAAAATTAGCAACTGCACAAGCTAATAAAGCTGCACTACTTGAACGCCTCGGCATTACCGCCGATGAAGCGGCGCTACTACTCTCATAATGTTAAAGAGTTATAACGGCTACCCGGCCTCTAAAGATCCGGATGAGATCAAAATAAAGTCCTACCCGGTAAGGGGTACGGATCGTAAGCTAAGGTGCGCTGAGAGTGTGGGACCACTCTTAGCCGCCTTTGCTGCAGACTTTCACGAGCTGATCGAGCCGATCGATGAAGGCACCTTTGACGATTGGGCTTACGCTTTCAGGATGGTAAGAGGTACTACCGATAAATTATCTTGCCACTCATCCGGTACAGCGATCGACCTTAACGCGACTAAACATCCACTAGGTAAGCGCGGCACTTTTCCGGCTGAAAAGGTACCGATGATCCGGGCGCTATCTAAAAAATACGGCCTTAAGTGGGGCGGCGATTTTAAGAGCCGAGCCGACGAGATGCACTGGGAAGTCGAAGTAACACCGGCCAAGGCTAAAGCTTTAATCGAGACTTTAGGTTTATAATTATCTAAATCCTTAAGGGCACTAAGGAGTAACACAATGAAAGAGCAGTTAATCGCTGCCGGCAAGTCTTACGCACGTGCAAGTCTTGCTAGCGTTGCAGCGCTTTATATGTCCGGTATTACAGATCCTAAGGTGTTAGCTAATGCGTTTATCGCTGGGCTAATTGGGCCACTACTTAAAGCTCTACAGCCATCCGAGGGCGAGCTGGGGATCAAAAAGTAATGGATAGAGTCCAGCTCCTATTAGGTGTGGCTTTGGGGAGCTGCACCCTTATGGGCCTAGGGGCTGGGCTTATCCGGCATTTTGTAAAGTATTACCTATCAGAGCTCAAGCCCGATGGTAACGGTGGCCATAACCTACGCGGTCGCATCGATTACATCGAGGTAAGGCAAGAGCGTATGGATGCCAAGATCGACAAGATTTACGAGATATTACTCGAGACACGCCTAGCGCGTTAGTTGCCTTATGTCGGTATCTGCCCTCATACTGATACGACAAACGCCGAGAGGGCTACTCGGGTAGTAGCCTCATCGGCCTTAACAAAGGGCGATATATGAACAGTGCAGACTTTATAATCATAATTACAATAACCGGGATAATGGCGGCGTTTATTAAAGCCGCTTATACATTGGGATACCGACAAGGGCACGGCGAGGGCTACTTACGAGGCCGGGCTATCGTGCAAGCTCTCAAAGATAAGAGCCTAATCTAATGGGATTCTTAGATAACTACGAGGATGTAAATACTCGCATTAAGCGCTTTAGGGCAGAATTCCCTACAGGCCGTTTAATAGCTTTTATCGAGGATATGGACTTAGAAAAGGGTCGTATCCTAGTAAGAGCTGAGGCCTATCGTAACTACGAGGATGCCGTACCGAGCGCCGTCGATTACGCTTTTGGTAACGTAGCGACACTCCCTCAAAATATGCGTAAATGGTTTATCGAGGACTGCCTCACATCCGCTTACGGTAGAGTTATCGGCCTACTTTCGCCAAGTGAAGGTGGCAGACCTACCGTACAAGATATGCAAAAGGTAGAGACGGCTGCAGCTGAGCCCGATTACTGGACTACTAAGTTTGTAGCGGACGATATACCTACTATAGGTAAAGCGATTGAGACGATTGAGGAGGGCTTAGGCGGCGTACTACCGGAGGCAGCTCCGAGGTGTGTTCACGGCACGATGGTATGGGCTGAGGGTAAGAGCGCTAAGACCGGTAAAGACTGGGCCGCTTATAAGTGCACCGAGCGAGCACGCGATAAACAGTGCGATCCTATATGGCAAGTTATTGGTAGCGACGGTAAATGGCGAGCCCAATAATGACCGAGCAGGGCCTCTTTGACTACATAAAGGCCACATACCTTGAGGATCTTGAAAAGTCAGAGCACGAGTACGAGTACATCGATGCTACGAGTACCGGCTATAGGCTGACGATCGAGCTCAAGTGCCGGCATACTCATTATGACGAGCTCATACTCGAAAAGGATAAGTACGAGTCTTTAATGACTCGAGCTAATCACCTGGGCTTTACTCCCTTTTACATAAACTCAACGCCTAACGGCATATACGCGTTTAACCTACGCAAAATAACGGTTACTTGGACTACTAAGCGCT